TCGATTTCTGAAAGCCCGCCCGCATGAAAAAGCGGAGCCGGCCCCTTGGGGAAAGGGCCGGCTCCTGAACCCGGTCGCTTGGGGACGGGGAGGGTGGGGACTCGACCGGTGTAGCGCGCCAAGAGGTTTGCGCACATTTGACAAGAGGTTTGCGCAATCGCCGGGCCTCCATTTGAGCGCCATTTAAACACTCTCAAACACCTCGTTTAAGCGTCACTTATAGCGCCCTCACCAGGCCGGCGCATCCCCCTTCGCAACCACCTGCCCGGTGACATGCAGGCCGGCCTTCATGGAGGCCACGCGGGCCTCGGCATCGGCCCAATCGTAGGCAGCTATCTGGACCGTCCAGCGCCGGCCGTCATGCTCCCAGTCGACGGCGAAGATGCCCATGGCCCTGCCGTCGCCATCGTAAGAGATGCAGTCAGGGTCCGGCCCATTGGCCGCCTGCTCGCGCCTGGAGCGCACCTCGCCAAGGTCAACGATCGCCACGGCCGCCCCCGCTGATAATCAGCTCGCCCACCTTCTTCGCGCCCTTGGCTGACAGCGTGTAGGTCGTCTTGACCGGCTCCAGGTGGAAGCCTGCGAACAGGTCCCGGACCTCCTCGCGGTCGTTGATCGAGAGGATGAAACGGCCCTTCAATTGGTGCAGGAGAGCAGCCATCCGCATGAAGTCTTTCCGCTCGAACATGCCCGGCCCGTAGTCGCCTTCATTGCCCCAATATGGCGGGTCCAGATAGAAGAGCGTGCCCGGCCGATCGTAGCGGGAAATGAACTCATCATAAGGCAGGCGCTCGATCACCACCCGCGCCAGGCGGGCGTGAACCTCCTCCAGCATCGGCCCCAGCCGGGTGATGTCGAAGCGGGCCGGACGATCGACCGCCACCCCGAAATTGCGCCCCGCCACCTTGCCGCCGAAGGCGGTATTCTGGAGATAGAGAAAGCGCGCCGAGCGCTCCAGGTCGGTCAGCGTGGCCGGGTCCGTCTGGGCCAGTCGCTCGAACTCGGTGCGGGTGGTCAGCTGGAAGCGCATCATGTCGATGAAGGCCACATAGTGCCGCTGGAGCACCCGAAAGAAGGTCGCCACGTCCTGGCTGTAATCATTGATGACTTCGGCCTTGGGCGCGTGCTGGCGGCGCAGGAACACGCCCGCCATGCCGACAAAGACCTCCGCATAGCAATCGTGCGGGGTCGCATCGATCCGCTTGATGATGGTCTTCGCCAAGTTGCGCTTCCCGCCGATATAGGGCGCGAGCGGCGCAAGCGGCTTCACATTGATCCAGTCACTCATGGGGCCTCCTTCCACGCGGCGGCGGGATGAAGGCGACATCGCCAAGCACCCGGCTGCGCAACCTGAATGTGTCAGCGTGGCCGGCATGGCCGACCCAGCTCATCACCACCTGGCTGACCTGATCGAGGGTGATCTTGCCCTCGTGATACTGGCGCGCCATGCGCTTCATCTTGCGGCGCATCCGGCCGGCGCTGTCCTTTCTGATCTTCCGGTGGGTCGGCCAGATGCGATATCCGAGGAAATCGAGCGACCGGCCATTGGTGATGGAAACGGGAAAAACCTGCGTTTTGTGATTGGTCCGCAGGCCGAGATTGGCGTGCAGGAAATCCTCGATCGCGCGGCGGGTTTCGTGCAGATGTGCCTTGTCCGTGCCGATGACGGCGAAGTCATCCATGTAGCGCAGATACCGCTTTTCGCGCAGCTCGTACTTCACAAACTCATCCAGCTCATGGAGGTAGATATTGGCGAAGAGCTGCGAGGTCAGGTTGCCGATCGGGATGCCGCGCGGCATCACCATGCCCGGCTCGGCCGAGCTGTCGATGATGCCGTCGATCAGCCAGAGTGTATCCTTGCAGGCGATGCGGCGGCGGATCAGCCGCTTGAGCACGTCATGGCAGACGCTGGGGAAGTATTTCGAGATATCGGCCTTGAGGACGTAAACCTCACCCTGCTCGCGCAGGGCGGCGCGCAGGAACGCCTGGGCGCGATCGGCACCCGAATGCGTGCCCTTGCCCGGCCGGCAGGCGTAGCTGTCAAAGATGAAGCGCTTCTCCCAGATCGGCTCGATCGTCTCAACCAGAGCGTGCTGGACGATGCGATCCTTGAGCGGCAGGGCCGAGATATTGCGCTCCTTGGGTTCGAAGACGCGGAAGTTGCGATAAGGCCCTGTCTGGTAGGTTTTCCAGATCAGGGCGTTCTGAATGTCGATCAGGTTCGGCTCCAGATCGCGCTCGAAGCGGATCACGTCCGTCTGGCTGCGGCGGCCGCGAATGACCCGGCCCCAGGCGCGGTGCAGCGCCTCGAATGTGGTGAAAGAGCCGAACAGGTCATCATAGGTTTTCGCCATCATGCCACCTCACGAACTCGACCAGGGCGAGGGGTCGCCGCCTGCTGGCGGGTACTGTCCCGGCCTGGCCTGTTCATGTTTTTCGGCACTTGGCCGAGGATCGCAGGTCCTTTCGAGGGCGTGCTGGAAGGGACCCCGTAAGGTCCCGGCTTCTGACTTTCCCCGAGAGCGGGCCGGAAGCCGATGTTCGTGTTCGCGTTCGAACGCGAGTTGTTCAGGTTGAGGGCGAACACGCCGGCATTGACGCCGTTGTTCCAGTTGCCCCCACGGATCGGCAGACGTGCAAGCCACATTACCCGCGCCCCTGTTCGCTTAGGCTCCTGAACCATCCGCCCACCATCCGGCCGATTTCGTCCAGATGGCGGCTCCACACCTCATAATTCTTGAAGGGCAGGAAGCCGAGTTTCTGGGCGATCCTGATCTGGCTGCGCAGCAAATCCAGCTCGGCATCAAGGTCCTGCATGGTGGTCTTTTTGAAGTACCGCCGGTTGCAGACGATAATGAGCCGCAGGAGCGCCCACATGGTGGTGCGGATTTCCTGGCTAAGCACATGGCGCTCGGCCTTCGGAAACTGCTTTAGTACCTGGTAGCCATAGGCGATCATATCTTCGCACTTCCGACGAATTTTCAGATCGTCCACGCCGCACCCCCAAAAAGGCAAATGGTTACATACGAAGGGACGGGCTATCGCCCGCCCCTACAGGTTTCAGGTAGCCAGATTTCAGAGTACGAAAGCGGGCCGGAAGCCGAGGTGCGTGCTCGCGCCCGAACGCGAGTTGTTCAGGTTGAGGGCGAACACGCCGGCATTGACGCCGTTGCTCCAGCTGCCCCCACGGATCGGCAGACGTTCGTCCACGTTGCGCATGTGGAAATGCCCGCGATCGATGTCATTCGCGTGCGGATAGAGCCCGAGCGCCTTGAGGATCGGTGGCGGCGTGACGCCATCGGCCGTCAGGTCCTTGTAGAGCCTGTTTGCGTAAGTTTCGCCATCGGACTGGCTGGTGACGATCGTGGAGAGCACCGGGTTTCCAGCGCCATTCGCTCCCGAGGCGTTCCACTTGAGGGTGTTGGCCGTGCCGGGATCGACCAGCGTGCCGTTGGCGAGGATTGCGCGCCAGAGCGGGCTTGCTGCCGAGTGATCGGCATCGGTCATCGCCGCATTGTTCTCGGGGATAATCTGGATTTCGCCATCCACGAGACGCATACCGCGCACCCATTCCCAGACGTTGCCGCAAAGGTCGGCGATGCCGGCCGGGCTGTTGTCGTGATACCAGCTCGCCGGGCCGGAGCCGGTCAGCGTCCGCGCTGTGCCCTCGGTATTTCCGGGCGCGCCACCATCCTGGCGACGGCCGGCCTCATAGGTCTGGACATGGTCGCGGCCGTAGTTGGTATTGCCGCGCGGCATGAAGCCGTTCTTCCAGCACCACAAGGCGACGGCCGCCCATTCGGCGTTCGTCATCATGTGCCAGCCCGGCCCCTTCGCCACGCATCGCGCATTGGCGGTATCGAAGTTGATCGAGGCGGACGGGTCCTGACCGGGCAGCGAGAGCGCATGGCCGTCATGGACGCGAGCCTGGAACTTGCCGACGAAGATTTCCGACTTCTGGACGCCGCCGACCATGAAGGCCGGATGCGTGCCGGTGCCGAGGTCGGAGTGGATGTCTTCGAGGTTGAAGCGCGGCACCACGCACATGATGCTCGGATAGCCCTTGCTGTCGTAAAGGACGGTATTGACGCCGCCCGATGCGGCCTCGACGGACTGCCGGAGAGCGTCCGGCGTCGAAATGGTGACACTCATCGTGTTCACTCCTCGCTTTCGTGTTCAGGGGTTTCAGGATTTTCGGGCAAGGCCCAGAGTTGCAGCGTCACGGCCTCGGCCGAGCATGGCTGCGGCACCGATATGACCTGGGTGACTTCCTCGTTATCCACGGTCTCGGTGACCTCCTCGTCCACATAGCGACGGGGAGGAATGATGATGATGGCCGCGTAGGCATCGCCCTCGGTCGAGAGCTGGCCGGCGTTGTCGGCAAAGATCGAGATGACGCGCTCGGTATCGCGCTGCTCGCTCTCAAGGTTGATGACCATGCCGCCGAGCGTCAGCTCGCAGCCATCGAGTTCAAACTCGGCCTTCCGGCCCTCATTCAGGTGCTGGATGTTCATCGTGCGCCTCACTGGTAGCGGGTGTTGAGCAGGGTCCAGCGCACGCGCACATTGTCCGCGCTGCCGGTCTGCCTGATCTTGAAGCCGTTGCGCGCCCGGTCGTACGCCTGGAGTGCGCCGACCGCTGCGATGTTGGTGGCGCTCTCGACTTCGAGCGCGACCGCATAGTCGGCGGCCGGGAGCGTCTCATCGAAGGCGACGGTCGCGAAGGGCGCGACGGTGGTCACCCACGCATTGGCGGGCTGGATGACGCGCAGATCGGTGAGCGTGACGGCCGAGAGATTGTTGCCGGTGTTTCCGGCCGGCACGTCGATCCGGTAGAGCGGCAGGCCGCCCGGCGGCACCTCGGCCGCGATCTCGACGCCGTAGGTCGAGCCGCCCACGTTCACCAGATACGCGAAATAAACCCGCGCCTGATCGCTCTCGTTGGTCGGCACCGAGACGTGATAGTCATCATCGGCCAGCGTCACGATCATGCCGTCGATCTGGGCGCGCGACACGCCGGCCCCGAGCGTTCCGGTCTGGGAAAGGTGCAGCGCCCGGATATCGCTCTTGGTGAGCTGCATTCCGGCGATGACATATTTGTTCTTGATGGTGACGACGCCCTGGGCCAGCACGCGGCGGCGCAAGGTGTCCATCTCGACCGCCAACACGCCCGCAAGGCGCATCGCCTCCTGGAAGCCGACAATGATCGAGGTCTGCTGTTCGGGCGCAAAAGCATCATAGCCGGCCAGCCGATCGCCGAGCGTGCCACCTTCGCCGCGCGCCTCGATCACTTCGTCGGCAATGCCCTTGAGCCATCGGGTGCGGTTCGCGAGCTGGCGCGCCTGCACGTTCGAGATGCCGTCCACACCACCGACCACCGGATCAACCAGCTCGATCTGGTAGATGCCGGCCGGATAGGTGTTCGTTTCGGGAAGATTTGCCATTCCGTAGGCTCCTTTCGTCAGAAGATGATGGTCCACGCCCCGTCGAGGCTGATGTCGTCGGCCTTCTCGATCGGCGCGCGGGTCTTGCGGGCAAACAGGGTGGTGTCGGCGGTGATGAGGCCGAACTCGCGGATGACCAGGCCATTGGCCTCGGCGGTCTCAAGCCGCCAGTTGAACTGGACGCGACCGCCCGCCGGATACTCGAAGCCCTGAATGTTCTTGATGAAGGCCCCGGTCAGCGCGGTGTCGTCGGGTGTGGGGCCGCTGCCATTGGTGCCGACACCGATGCGGGTGATGACCTTGCCCGCACCCTCTCCGGCGATCAGCCGGGCGAGCGCATCGCGCGCGTCGAGCATAATCATGTTGTCGTCGCGCCAGCTTTCGATCAGCTCGCCCGACCGACGGACGTTGATGGCGAGAGAGCCGCGCAGGGAGATGGTTTCGGCAATGTTCATCATGGCCTCAAATCGCTGTTAACCGGGTGATGACCGGGCTTTCGTGGAAAATTCCGGTGAAGTGGGAGCGCGAGCCGCCGTGGCGCTGCTCGCCATCGTAAAGGTCGCCCGCGTGGCGATACTTGCCGTCATGGCGGACGTGACGGCTCACGATGATCGGCATGGCCTGATCGGCGACGGATGGCTGATTGAGGCCATAGGTGATGCCGTCATGAGCATAGCGGCCGTCATGGAGCGGCAGGATGCCCATGGCGTCCTCGATCGTCATGGACACCCGGCTGGTCAGATCGACGCGCTTGTTGTCGTAAAGCTCGCCGGTCTCGCCCCAGCCGGTATGGTCGGCCGCCCCGGCGTGATTGATCGCGCCGTCATGGAGGTGGCGGACGCCATGATCGTGGTCGGTCGAGCCGTCATAGAGCCGACCCCAGGGATAGACATCCTCGCCCACATAGACCGCGCGGGCGTCCATCTCGTCGTCAACGTCGATCGCATCCTCGGTGTTGGCGCGAAAGCCGATATCGACCAGATGCGAGCGGGCGTTCTTCCAGATTTCGATGAGGTCCACGAGCTGGCGGATGCGCGTGGCATCGACACCCTTGTCCTCGCCCAGATCGAGCAACACGCGGAACATCGCCCAGCGCACCCCGCCGCCATAGCTCTCGGCCCCCGAGTGGTTGCGCTCGCCATCGTAAAGGGTGACCGGCAGGCCCTCGATAATCTCGGCATCGGCATAGCCCAGCGACTTGATCGCCTCGCGGATGGCCCAGGGCGTGCCGGTATAGCGATGCAGCTCGATCGCCCGCTTGATGAGCGCACGGCGCTCCTCGGGCGTACCAGCAAGGTCCCAGCCCTCCACGCCCATGACGTGGAACTGCCAGCCGAGCAGGTGAAGCGCATCGTCCTGCAATTCATCGACGCGGTAGATCAGCAGCTTGGTGAGGTCGAGGTCGCCCTGGCGACCGATCAGCCTGACCAGCGCGCGGGTGCGCTCGTCGTCAATGCCGGCCGGGATCAGATGGAGAAGGTCATCAGCCATCTGCGACCCCCGCCAGCGTCAGATCGATGCCGGTGCAATCGGCCCACTCGGCCGGCCCCAGCTCGCGCCAGACCGGCGTGGCCAGCTCGACGCGATAGACGCCCGACACGGACAGGGCGGCGATGCACTGGCTTTCAACCAGGTCGCGGCCCAGGCCCCGCCTGCGCTCGCCCGCATACGCCTCGGCCGCCGCCTGGACGGCCGCAAGCGTCACCTCGGGATCGGTGTCCCTGAATAGGGTGATCGTGCCGGTGATCTGGTACGGCACCCGGACGGGCGGCGCGACCTGCACCGTGTCGGTCAGCGGCCGCACCTTGTCGTCGGACACATGCGCATAGATCAGGTCGAGCAGCTCGGCGCTGGGCAGGCCCTGATCGGTGAGGGCATGGATGCGCACAAGGCCGGGGCGCGGGGAAAGCACCGCCGCGTCGATGATCGACTGATGCGCGCTCATGGTGTGCCAGCGATAGGCCCCGACCGGGCCGGCGACCGAGAAGTGCTCGGGAGCTTCGCGGATGCGCTCGCGCAGCCGATCATCCACCTCCAGAGCGCGGCCGCCATAACTGACCGAGGAATTGACGGCCGTGGCGACATGGGCGATCGGATCGAGCAGCGATGCGATCTGGCCCTGAATGTAGCCATTGCCGATCTCGCCGGCCGTCTGCGCCTGGGCCACCACCTCGGCGGACAGCTTGCCCGCCGCGATTTCAAGGTCAGCCGTGGTGGCGAAGGTGACGCGGCCATCAGCGGTGCGAACCCGCGTGCCGGCCGGGATAATGACCGAGCCGGGCTGGGCGGCGGCAAGAGTGAACAGGATCGTGGTGAGCGCCGGCGCTTCGGGCAGGCGCGTGACGCCGAGCAGCTCGCCCAGATAGTCGATCATCGGAAAGCGGGCGAAGGCGAGCAGGTTCTGCTTTGCCGCCTCCTGGATGGCGACCCGCAACAGGCTCTCGCGATAGGCGATCAGGTCGATGATGAGGCGCTCGACCTGGGCGGGCTGGAGCTTGCGGCCGGTATAAGCCTCATAGTCGGCGATCATCTGGGCGGTGAGGCCGGCCGGATCGCGCTCGATGAAGTCGGGTTCAGGCAGCGACATCGCGGACCTCCGTAACCATGAGGTCGCCCTGGCCGGCGATGCGCCACTCGACGGTGATATGCAGATGCGCAACCATCTCGATCGGCACGAGGCGCACCACCTCGATCCTCGGCTCCCAGCGCGCCAGCGCCTCGATCCCCTCGCGCACCACATGCGGCACGGCCTCGCCGACCGGGTGATCGACATAGTGCCAAAGGTCCGAGCCGAACTCGGGGCGATGCGGGTCCGAGCCTTTCGGGGTCAACAGGATGATGCGGATGCACTGGTGGATATCATCGAGACCCTCGACAATCTCACCATGCGCACCGAGCAGTGGCTGCCAATGGGCGGCCGTTATCTGACGAACATCCTGAACCATGCCGCGATGATCGCGCGCAGGCGGAAACCCTCACACCCGGACAGGTGTCCGGGCCAAAGCGGGGTGACGATGGAGGATGAGGCCCAATGCTACACCGGAACGGCCGCCGCCGCCAAGATGTCAGTCGGGAACATCGGTGCTTGCGGGACCCGGCAGGATGCCGCCATGGGTATGCGTGTCGTCAATCGTGGTGCCGTTATGCGTCACGCTGCCGCCGGTGATCGCCACGCCGCCCGGCGAAATCTCGACCGAGACACCCCCCACGGCGAGCCGGAATGTCTGACTGCCCTTGTCATAGGTGAGCGAGGCCCCGTCGCCATAGACGATGGTGTGCACGTTCGGGTCCGACGAGGGCGGCGCGTCAGCCTCCGAATAGATCGCCCCGGCGATGACGCCGGCCTCCTCGCCCTTATCCATGATGACGACGACATGCTCGCCGGTCACCGGCATCCAGTAGGTCTTGTCGCTCTTGGTCTTGCCCTGGAGCACCTGGAGCCAGAAACTCTGAACGTTGTCGCGGTCGGGGAACTGGACCCGCGCCTTGGCGGCGGCCGGGTCGGTCTCGGTGACAATTCCAATTCTAAGGGACACGGCGCACCTCGACTTCGGTGGTGTAGCCCGCGCTGCGCTCGATGCGGTGGCGCGAGGTCTCGACGTAGTATTTGCCGGACAGCTTGCCGAGGCCGGTGACCTGGATGTTGTTGCCCGCGATCATGCGGTGATCGCCGATGATCTCGATCCGGCCGGTGAGCTTTTTCATGTTGGCCTTTTTCAGCGCGGCCTCGGCGCGGCTCTTGGCCTGCGCCTCACTCTCGACGCGCGCCTTGACCTTGAGGGTGTCGCCGGTCTTCACGTCCGGGTCCTCGACCGTCACCTCGATCAGCTTGGAGGTTTCGGGGTCGTGGTAGGAGAGCGTGCACTCCTTGTAGACCTCATGGGTCTTGTCGTTGAAATCGAAGCTCTTCATCTCGGTGCGCGGGATGACTGCCACCGGGCCTTGCTCCTCCAGGCTCTTGATGGTCGAAAAGAAGATCACCTTCTCGCGCACCGCAAAGACGTGCGCATATTCCTCGGCGATCCGCTTTAAGAACTCCAGGTCGCGCTCGTCGTTCTGGGTCACCCGCTTGATGGTGATGTCCTCGATCTCGCCATCGACCGACATGCCGTGCTCGCCCGCGATCTCCTCGGCGATCTCGCGCAGCGTCTTGTTTTCGAAGCTCCTTGTCTTCTTGGTGCGCAGGCTGTCGGTCACCGGCGCGGCCAGGCCCCGGATGATGACGGTATCGGGCGGGCCGGTGAAGTCGATCTCATCGACCTCGAACTTGCCGCACGGCAGGAGGCCCTGGCCGAGCCAGCCGATCGAGAGGTCGATCACGTCGCCCTGCTCGGGATACCAGCTGCCCTTCCAGCGGTGCAGCTTGTCCTCGAACCGGGCCTCGATCTCGTCGGACTTGCCGTGGTCGAAATCGGTATAGACCACCATGAGCGCGTCCGAGCCGATATTCGCGCCCTGGTAAACCAGCACCCATGTCGCCTTCGGGACCATCATGCCTGGCGGCCCCGCTTCCACGGCGGCAGATCGCGATCGAGCACCACCTCGTCGGGCAACACCGGAATGCGCAACTTGATGCCCGAGGCGATCGACGGCCGGATCGGCACCGAGGTGTTGGCGACGATGATCGGCTCATAAAGGTGCGGGTCGCCATAGTAGCGCCAGGCGAGCAGGTCCCAGCGGTCGCCCTCCTTGGTGATGTGCTCGACATATTGCTGCATGGTCATTGCCTCACGATCGAGCCGGACGAGACCCCGCCAGGATCGCCCGAGGGCGCAGCCGGCGGCGGGCCGGAGCGGGCATTGCCACCGGCACCGCTGGCGCGGGCCACATTGTTGACCACCGAAATCACCGCACCCAGCAGCCCGCCGAGGCCGCCGAGGCCGCCATGCTCGACCAGCGACACGCGGGCGGTAACCGCCACCAGCGCGCCCCGGCTGTTGGTTTGGCGCGCGGTCGATCGGATCGACTTGATGACGAACATGCCGACATACTGGCCCGAGCCATAGATGAAGGGCAGCGCGGTGTGCATCGAGCCGGCAACCTTGAGCTTGGCCAGCTCGGCCTCGGGATTGCAGTAGGAGACATGGAACATCAGGTCGATATCCACCTCCTCCAGATCGTCGCCGATCCATTGCAGGCGCGGCTTGCCCTCGATCACGTCATGGCGAGCATAGTCATAGCCGCGCTTGTTGGTCACCCCCTCGAAATAGGTAATGAGACGAAAGCTGATCGGGCCGAGCATGGCGAACATGGTCAATACTCCGTGCGCTCGCGGCGCTTCAATTCATCATGGACGAGCTGCACCAGCTCGTAGCTCATCGAGCGGAGCAGCTCGCGCATCTGCTCGCGCGACTGCGCGCTGCCACCTTCGCCGGCACCGCCGCCTGGCATGGTGATGTTGGGGCTGAAATCGATCGACACCTGGACGGCAGGCTGGGCCGACCCGATCGCGCCGGCCGGCCCGGCCGCATCCGCGCCAAGGCCGACCTGGGGCATGGCCAGCGAGACGGCCGGCAGATTGACCGGGCTGATGGCCGGCAGCTGGCTGGCGGCGGCCGGCATGGAGAGCGTGGCCCCGGCAAGCGCGGCCGCCATGCCTGCCGTCATGCGCCGCACCGCCTCGATCGCGGGCGCGGGGCGCACGGCATCGGCAAGCGTCTCGGCGAACTGGACGCGGTGCAGGTCCGAGAGCGGGCCGACCTTGGCCGGCGAGTGCGGCAGGTGATCGCGCATGACCTGGACGGTATCGCGCACCGCCTCGACGGCCTGGGCCGCCCCGGCGCGAATGCCGGCCGCCAGCGTGGCCATGAGCGACACGCCCTCATTGTGGAAGCTGGCCTGCTGGACGATCGAGCGGGCGGCACGCACCGCGTCGTCGGCCGCGCGCGGAATGCCGGCCGCCTGGTTGATGGCGTTGGCGGCGGCATCGGAAACCGCGTTGACACCATCCTGGGCGGCCGAGAGGTCGAGGACGGCAACGCCCTCAAGCGCCGTCGCCAGATCGTTCGCGGCGGCCGTGGCGCGCTCGATCGAGGCGGGATCGCGGGCAGCCAGATCGACGGCATCGGCGCTGGAGAACAGCGAGGCCACCCGGTTCCACGCCGCGCCGGCCATGTCGGCCGCATCCGAGATGAAGCCGACCAGCGTTTCGCCAATGCCCCCGAAGGCCCCGGTGATCGCCTCGATCGGCGACCACTCGAACAGCGCCTGCAACCGGCCCCAAACCGCATCGACCAGCCCGAAGGCTGCCTCGATCGGCGCGGCGATCGCTTGCGTGACGGCCGACCAGTCGATCTCGGGCGCATCAGGAATGAGCGTTGACCAGTCGAAGGTGGCAACGCCGTCCAGCACCTCGGCCCATGAGAAGCCGGGGATGAAGTCGAGCCAGCGGATCGGTAGCAGCCAGCTCGCCCAATCGAGCGCGGTGAGGAAGTGATCCCACGAGATGGCCGGCACGAACGCCAGCCAGGAGAGCGGGGTGAGCAGCATCGACCAGTCGAAGGCCGCGACCGTGTTGAAGATTTCCGCCCAGGAAAAGCCGGGGATGAAGTCCAGCCAGCGCAGCGGGGAAAGCCAGCTCAACCAGTCGAGCGCGGTAAGGAAGCCCTCCCAGCTGATCGGTGGGATCAGCGTTGACCAGTCGAAGTCGGGAATGATCCCGTCCCAGCTGATCGCATCCCAGGCGGCGGCGATGGTTTCCCACCACCCTGAAAGCCAGCTTGAAAAGCCTTCAAAGGCCGTTTGAACATTGCCCCAGAGCGAGACGAAGAATGCGGAAATCGGCTCCCAATATTGCCAGATCAGAAAGGCCGCCGCCGCGATCGCCAGTGCGATCAGCACCACCGGGTTCATCAGGAAGGCCAGCCCCATGGCGCGGGCCGCGCCCGTCACGGCGCGCAGGCCGGTCAGCAGCGCCCCGCCCAGCGCCGCGCCCATGGACGCCAGGCCGGAAAGAAAGGCCGGAACGGCCGAGGCAGCTGCAAACGCCATCCGATAGGCAAAACCAAGAATGCCTAGCGAGGCAGCCAAAATCTTCGGCGCAAGCCAGACAAAGGCAACCCCGACCTTTGACAGCGCGACCAGACCGACGCCGGCCATTGTGGCGAAGCCGCCTATGATCGATAGGATTGGCGCGATCACCATCAGCGCCCCGGCCGCGATCAGCGCGATCTTGAGCGCCAGCTCGGCAAGGCCCGGATTGGCCTCGGCCCAGCCCATGAGGCTTTGCACCACGCCGGCCGCCGTGCGGGCCACCTCGGTCAGGGTCGGCAGCAGGAAGGTGCCCAGCGTGATGTTGAGCCCCTCCATCGCGCTGTTGAACTCGGTGAGCGAGCCCAGATAGTTGTCACCCATATCGGCGGCGACCTGGCTGGCGCGCCCGGCCGAGTTGGTGAGCTGATCGACATAATCGGCGATCGACGTGCCCTGCGCCAGCATCTCGGCCGCGCCCGCCGCCGCCTGGCGGCCGAACACGGTGCCGATGATCTGGAGCTGCTCGGCCGTGCCCAAATCCTCGATTGCAGCGCCGACATCTCCGATCAGCTCGACAATGTTGCGCATGTCGCCATCGGCATCCGAGACCGAGATGCCCAGGGCCTCAAGTGTCCTCGCCGCCTCGCCGCCAGGCGCGGCAAGCCGGGTGAGCATCGAGCGCAATGTGGTGCCGGCCTGGCTCGCCTGGATACCGGCATTGCCGAGCAGGCCCGCCATCGCGGCCGCCTCCTCAAAACTCATGCCGGCGGCGCGGGCCACCGGGGCGATATACTTCATCGTCTCGCCGAGCATCGGGATGTCGGTATTGGCGGTCGTGAAGGTCGCAACCATCACGTCCGCCACCCGCGTCATCTCGGCCGCCTCCAGCCCGAAGCCGGAAAGAATGTTCGAGGCAATGTCGGCGGCCTGGCCCAGATCGGTCGAGCCGGCCCGCGCCAGCGCCAGCATGGACGGCATTGCGGCGAGTTGCTCATTGGCGGAAAAGCCCGCCTTGGCGAGAAAGGCCATGCCCTCGGCGGCCTGGCTGGCGGAGAACGCCGTGGTCGCACCCAGCTCGCGCGCCTGGGCCGAAAGCGCCTCGAACTCTTCGCCGGTGATATTGGCGGTCACCGCGCGCACCAGCGCCATGGACTGCTCGAATTGCGCGGCGGCACCGATCGGCCCCTGCATGGCATTCCAGATGCGGTCGGCGGCCCCTTGCGTCAGCGCGCCCGAGACCGACATCTGGTTGCCCCATGCCTGCATCGCGCGGCCGCGCTCGGCCATTGCGTCCAGGTCCGATATGGCCTGCGCCATCTCGCGGGCAGGCCCGGTCAGCTGATCGACCGCCTGGATAATCACCGCAAGATTGAAAATGCTGTCCATATCGAGTTAGACTTTCAGCTTGGCAGAAAACAAAAGGGTCAGGCCATGGAATTTCTGTTTCTGTTCTTCATCCTCTTCGGCGTCGGCGCGATCCTCGGTCTGGCCTATGTCGGAATAGTCGCCATCTACAGGGCCACGCGCGGCTCGATCTGGTTTGCGAAGGAGCTAAAGCGCGTGAACAGCGAGGCGTGGGCAAAGGCGAAGGCCGAACACGAAGCTGCCCAGCTCAAGAAGAAAGAGCGGCTTCGCGCGCAGCCTTGACTGCCCTGGCGTGATCGGCGGCCTCTTCGAGCCAATCGGCAAGATCGGTGATGTCCATTCCATCGATCTCGGCCGCCGACCATCCCGTCACCGTTACGAGCGCGAAAGCATCTCTTGGGGTAGGGACTTTCCCGGCAGCGCGCTCATGATCGCCCCCACGTCATCCATCTCCATCTCGTCCAGGTCCTCGGGCAACACAGGATTGCCGTCGATCTCGGTCAGCTGCGCGGCCAGCGCCATCGCATAGCCGATCGGGTCCTGGGCGGGATTGACGTGACGCGCGGCGATGCGCATATCCTTGCCCTTCCCCTTACGAATGGTCGCAACCTTGCCCGAGCTGGGCAGCGTCACGGTCTTGACGCCTGCGGGTGCAGTGGCGGCGACGGTCTTGTCTTCGGTTTTGTCAGTCATTTGGCCTGTCTCCTGGCTGGCCTGACAGGGATCAAAGCGGCGGACGCTGGTCAGGCCGGTCAGCGCCCGCCGCCGTCACCTACGCCCCGATGTTGAGGCGATAGGTAGCCAGTACGTCCTCTCCGGCGACCTTGTAGATGTTCTCCAGCACGTCGATTTCGAAGATCTCATTTCCGTCGATCGCCATGGAGGCGTAGTAGACGGAAAGGACGGTATCCACGACTGCCGGCTCGTGCTGTTTGAAGGTGCCGAGCGGGAACTCCTTGAAGGCGGCGGTCAGCATCATGACCACCGGAACCTCGGCCGTGCGGCCCTGGCCGGTATAGGTCTCAAGGCTGGCGCGGGCTTGCAGGCGTACCGTCTTGAACGGGTTGACCGCCTCGCGCATCACCTCGGAATAGAAGGACGCCCATTTGACCTTGGCCTCCATCTTCTCGATGCCCGAGAAGAACTCGGCCGTGCCGACCATGCCGAGCGCCTTGTGCTCGGCCATCTTGTGTTTGATCTGCGGCAGCTCCAGCTCCTCGGCCCGGCCGAGGAGGGAGTTGCCGTCCAGATAGATATTCGCGTTGGTGACGCGATTGATGGCGATCTTGTTGACCATGGGTCAAACCTCCTTACTGGCCGCCGCCGAGCTGGCGCAGCATCTCGATGTTGATGAAGCTCTCGAACGTGATCCGCTCGGCCGGGGTGGGCGGCATGAACTCGATGTCGAACACCAGATGCCCGAGCGCCAGCTGGGTCGGCTCGTTCTTGGCCGGATCGTAGAGGCACTTGCCGTCGATCAGCGCGCCGCGCCCGATCAGCGTGCGCATGAAGGCGTTGACGCTCTCCTTGATATCATCGATCAGCGCCTGGTTGATCGGGCGGTCGATGAACTGGAGCATGGAATATTCGATGCTCTCATGGATCACGTCCGCCGTCCGGCGCACGTTGATGAAGTTCTTCGGATGCGTGACGGTCGGCCAGGCGGCTGAGCGGTTGCCCCAGGTGCGCAGGCCGGTGCCGAACGAATTGAACAGCGTCACGATGCCGTTCTCGTTGAGCAGGTTCACCTCGGTGGCGGGATCGTTAATCATGGCCGAGAGCTTGCGCTCGACGCCGGTGATGCCCTTGATCTCGTTATTCGAGGGCGACCACCAATAGCCGCGATCATTGTCCACCGCGCAGATGACGCCGGCCAGGCGCTGACTGAACGGCTCCAGGCGCTCCTCGTCGGTCGCAATGTCATAGACCTTGAGGTGCGGATAGCAGAGCACCATCCGCTCGCCCGAATAGTTGAAGTTGATCGAGCCGTTCGGGCCGCGACCGGCGATGGCCTCGGCAAACGTAGTGCCGATCGGCGCATCGACCAGGGCGACGGCGCGCAGCTTGGACGCCATCACATTCAGCTCGGTCGCCACCGCGTTGAGCGTGCCATAGACCGGCGCGATCAGGATTTTGGCGAAAAAACCCATGTCATTATAGGTGTCCTGGAACGCCTGGAGGCCGGTGCGATTGCCCGCCATATCGACCGTGCCGATAATGTCGGAGGGCATGACCTTTTCGAGGTCGGCATAATCGTACTCGACCAGCACCGAGGCCGAGGCCGCGATCGCACCATCGGCAAGGCGCGTGACGATGCCAGCCACCGGGTCGATCTCGTAATCGACGCCCAGTTCATGGGTCGTGTTGCCGTCCGAGGACTTGACGACAAGATTGAACACGCCCTGATGATCGAGCGTGAGCCGGTCATTGGCTGCAAAGCTCTTGGCGGCCTCGGGTTGGGCGGAGGAGTGCTCCTCGGGATCAAAGACATTGACCACGATGGCGATGCCGCGCCCCTGATCAAAGATCGCGTCCAGCGCCTGGGGGATGGTGTAGCCCTCCATCTGCGGCCCGAAATACTGCGCGGCGTCACGATCGGACAGGACGAGCACCGGCTCGTTGATGGTGGCGAGCGTGCCATCGACGGCAAAGATCGGCGCGGTGCCGACAAGGCCGACCACGGCGGTCTTTACGCCCCGGATCGGGCGCGGACCCTTGTCGATCTCGATGGTCTCGACGCCATGAAGGAAGTTCGCAGCCATTACTTGGTCTCCTTGTCAGCAGGCTGGGGAGCGGTCTTGCCCTGCGCCCTGGGCGCGGAGCGCGGTGCCGTCACCGGGACGAGCCGCTTCTGGGCCACGAGGCTCTTCACCCATTCGTTATTGTCCGGCAGGGTGACTTCCTTGCCGTTCATGAGGATCACGTCCGTGCCGTCGCGCAGCGTGGCGGCGGACATCGGACCCTTGTAGATGAACTTACCCATTGGCTTTCGAACCTCCGTTGTGCCGGGTTTCAGTCGTCATCAGGCGCAGGCGCATCGCCGCCGTCATCGCCATCATCGTCGCCACCATCCGCACCGCGCGGGGCCTGGGTGGTGCCGTAATCGTCTTCGGTGTTGACCCGCTTGAGGAGCGGCAGGTCTTCTTCCTCGGCGCATTCGACCACAGTGACCGAGTGCGCCATGGTCAGCACGAACGTCCACACGCCCTGGTTCTGGTCGAGGAACTGCTCGCGGACCGGCATGAGCTTGGTGCAACCGGACGTGCGCCAGCCGGTGAGCACGAGCCGGATGGCATCGAGCACGTCATAGGCCCCGGCGTGATCGCGCAGATTGCGCATGAGCAGCGTGATGTCCCATTCGACGCGCCGCTCCTGGACAACCAGGTCGATCGAGCGCGGAGCCGAATAGGTCGCGCGGCCAAAGGCCACCAGCACTGTGCCTTTCGGATGGTGCATCCTGTAGCTGTCGGGCTTGTCGGGAAACGCCTCGACCTTCACGCCGGTGAGCTGGCCGGCAAGGCGCTCGACAATGGCCGCTTCAACTTCGCCGATCATTGCCGCACCGCCATCGCCAGGTGGTCAGTCAGGATTTCGCCGATCATGCGCCGGTCATCTGCCGAGACCCCGAGATAGGGTCGCGCCGGAATGGTGACCTTGCGGCCGCGCCCGGCCTTGCCGCCGAGCTGGTGGATGCGCGCATAGATGCGGTTGGTGCCGACCTCGGCCTTGAGCCGGCCCGAGGCGTAGGTGAGCGACTGGTAAAGGTGACCGCGATCGCGCAGCTTCCTGGCGTTCGAGCCGCGCCGCAACAGGGTCGCGGTCGAGTGCGCCGCCCAGGGCGCGCCGTCCGGGCCACTCTCGCTCTCGAAGCGCTGCTCGGTGGTGGCCAGCAACGCCGAGCCGATTTCATCGAACACCGGCTTGAGGTTGGCGGTGCGGTCCAGCAGGCGCGTGAGCGCATCGCGGAAGCCGTCATCCCGGATCGTGATGGAAACCTTGACGCCGGCCATCAGTACCCCCGCAATCTGTCACGAGAGAAGGTGCGCGACGGCCCCTCACGCATGGTCGGGCCGCCAGCAGGCTGGACGGTCTCATGGGCGGGCGTGAGGCCCAGATTGATGTCGCCGGTCGAAACGGCGCGCAGAAACTTGATCGCGTCCTCGTAGCGCTTGCGCTGGTCTTCCATCACGTCGATCTGGCGCAGCGAGAGCAGCCGATACATCGCGATGTTGCACGCAATGATGCGCAAGGAGCGGGGCGGATTTGGAAGGGGCAGGCGATACCGCCCCTCCAGATACCCGTCGATCTCGTCGGACGCATCCTCCAGGGCACGATCGAGCGCCTCGGTCCTGATGCATTCAACATCGGGATCGGTGACCTCCTTGAGCTGCTGCTCGGAGAAGCGATCGATCATGTCCTGGGCGGTTGCGTAGGCCATCGGTCAGCTCGTAGCCTTTGCGCCACGGCCACCGGCGGCCGGCTTTTCATCCGGCACGTCGATCTCGGTCTCCTGAACGACGAGCTGATCGTCGGCCTTGAGCTGCTCGATCTGCGCCTTCGAGAAGGCGTCGAGCGGATGATCGACCGGGCTGGCCGGGTGATCGATGCCAGCGCGGCGGCGGCCGTCGCGCTTGGCGGTGATGCGGAGAACCTTCAGCTTTGCCATGGATCAGCCCTCCCTCACGCCAGCCAGGGGCAGACGAGAAGCTCGGCCGTGCCCTTGTAGACGTTGGTGGCACCGGCGGCATCGCGCTCGGCATTGAGGATTTCGAGGCCCGCACCTTCGAGCGAAGGCGGAACGACGAGCAGCTTGGGCGTGAGGCCGAGCGGGCGGCCGTAATCGCCCTTCATGCCGGACAGCGCCTCGCGCGCCGCCTTGTAGCTGGACTTGTCGAGGGTCTGCTTGCTGCCATAGGCGAACTGCCAGAAGCCGAAGCCAACATTGGACCGCCCATCGACGCCGTAGACGAACTCCTTGCGGTTGAACACGTTGTCGTCGGTCGGCGCGTCCTGGCGCACCATGTCGTAGTCCTTGCGGACCTGGTAGATGATCGGCTTGAGCGTGCGGCTGTCATCGATCAGGAACCACGGCGTGCCGGAGCCGCCGCCGGTGTTCGAGACGGAAACCGTCTTGCCATCGGCGTCGAGCACCGGGTGATCGGCGTCGAAGAAATTCTGCCCGTCATAGCAGAGCGAGGTGAAGCCGGCCTTGAGCAGCTCGAACACGAGCTGGTTGGGGTGCGCGGCAACCGAGCGGCCCATCTCCTCGAACAGCGGCGCATAGACGCCATACTGATCGTCATCAATGTCCTCGCGCGGGACGGCGATGGTGCCCTCCCAGGTCTTGTTCTTGATGGCGTAGTCATGGAGCTGGATGCCGTGAACGACGCGATCGCCGATCCACTCGCGCAGGTTCGGGAGCTTCCCGAGCCAGCCGTACTTTTCCTCGCGGGTAGTCGAGGGCACGCGGGTGGCAAGGCGCTGCCACTGCGGATCGGCCTGCCCCAGACCCCGACTGAACGAGGTCTTGAAGCCGGTATAAAGGCGGCCGAGATTGGCTTGGTTGATAATCATTGAGCAGTTCTCCTATTAGCCGAGCTGGACCCAGACGCCGAGGTCATCGACATCGACTATCCGGCCGGCCTTCGAGCGCGTGGCGTTGCCGCTGCTCTCCGCGCCGGTCTTGGCGACGGTCTGATCGTCCACGATCCAGGCATCCGCCCCGATGTCCGAGCGCGTGATGAGGTCGGCATCGGCCGAGTTTTCGAAGCGGAACACACCGGCGCGCACCGGCACGTCGATGTTGCCGGCCGCCCCGTTGCGGTTATCGGCGTGAGCGTCAGCCCGGCCGACCGCGACGAGGCCGGTCCCGGTCTTGCCCGGCTCGGCATTACCCGAGGCGAGCACCACGATGGAGCCGGCGAAAATCCGGGTCGCGGCCTTGACCGGGAAGCTGAAATCCTTGCCGGTACGCTCCGGCGTGTTGCGGTCCTTGGTGAGCGCGGCCATTTACCGGGCCTCCTTCTGGCGGGTTTTCTTGAACTCCTCGGGGTCGATACCCATGGCCGAGCACATGGCCAGGTCATCAGCATCGAGCGCGCCGTCACCCTCGACCTTGCCGCCAGGCGCGGCACCCGCCGTCACGATGGCCGGCTGGCCGTCGAGGAACTTGGCGAAGCCCTCGGGGTCCTTGGAGTGATAGGCGGTGGCCCATTCCCGATTGGCGGGCGGCACCTTGCCGTCCTTGATCGCCTGATCGACCACCTGATTGGTCTTGTCGCCCATCAGCTCCTTGACCTGGGCCTGGAGGCTGGTGACCAGCTCGGCCGGGACGTACTTCTCCGGGTCCGGCTCGATCGCGGGCGGGGCCTTTTCGATGGCCGCCTGCACGGCCGTGACAACGGCGTCAGGAGCATCGTCTTCCTTTGCGCCTGCCGCCTTCGCCATGGCGGCGATCGCGGTGGCCTGCGCATTCGACCCGGCAACAAGCTGGGTCGCATGAGCGACAACGGCCTTCTGGTCGCTGTCTTCCGGCAGGCCGAAAGCGCCTGCCAGCTCCTTGAGAAGCTCTTCCATGGTATCTCCCTCGGGCTTGAGCTTGGACGGATCGGTCTCCTGGCTGGCGAGCGCCGTCAGCTGGAGGTTCGGATTGTTGGTGAGACCGGCGCGCAGGACCTTGAGGACCTCGCCGGATTTGGTGTGCTGAAAAACAGGAGAGACGTAGCGATACTCGCGGGCCGCGATCGCGGCGGCGGCGCGGGCGGTCCATTCGACCCGGCCCCAGATGCCATCAGCGCGCACCTCAAGCTCCTTCACCCAGCCGGCCGCCGGTGCGGTGCCGCCGACGCCCTTCACGGCCGCCAGGTCCGTCTGATGATCGTAATCGATCACCGGATCGAGGCCGGCCTGGCCACTGGCCGCAAGCACGGCCGAGGCATCATTGAGCTTGTAGGGTCCGCGACCATCCCGGCCGGCAAAGCGCCCGGCGGGGATCAGATGCACCCAATCGGGAGCCTGGCCATCACCAGGCAGCGCGATCGAATGTGTCGCCAGAAGCACGTTCATATTCGAGGCCCTTGCCCTTTTCCTGAAATGAGCGGCTTGATTGCCGGCTCGTTCTGGGCAAGTTTTATGGGCAGGCCCCAGCCATCACACCCGGACAGGTGTCCGGTGCCGGTTTCGGGGCATTTCCTCGACACGGAAGATTGGCAGGCGCGAGCGGCTTTAAATATCGCCGTGGCACCCCCTTAAACGCATTTAACAAGCGTTTAAAAACTTTCGACGCATCTTAGGGCCAGAAAGTCACAACGGCCGCCAGCGGGCCTCTGTGGCGATTTGGGGGAATTTTATGAAAAGCCGGCTGATTGCAGCCGGATTTCAGCCTCAAACCAGACCGCGAGTGCGACCGATCACGATCCGGACCGGCGCAGGCTGGTCACCTTGATGCGGCCATCCTCGCCGCGCTCGACTTCCATCACGTAGGGCTCGCCATCAAGCGTGACGCGCCGGACGTTGCCCTGCTGGCTGGACCGCCCCGCATCGATCATCGCCTGCACGCGCAGCCAGTCGGCCTGCTGCGGCAGCGTGCCCTCGGCCACCTGGCGGCGCACCGTCTCGGCCGGCAGCACTACGGTCGGCCGGGTGCCGCCCAGGCGCACCGCGCCGGTGGCGATCGGGTGTCCGGCCACGGTGCCAGGTGAGCGCAGGAAGCTGGAGAAGGATCGGCCGGCCACCATGGCCTGGATCGTGGCGCGGGCAAGATCGTCATCGGCCAGGTCAAACTTGCCGGTGGCGACATCGAGCATATGGGCCATGTTCGCGCGGCCGACATTATAGTCGAAGCCCGGATCGACACCGCCCGGCACCTGACGGACCTCGCCGGTCCGGTTGTTCACCCAGGTGCGCGGAGGCAATGAGGGCGGCGAGCTGGGCGAAAGCCCCATGCGCTCAAGGTCGCGATCGCCGAGCTGCTGGACGGTGCAGCGGCAATTCCATCCATTGGGCGGGGCGTGCTGATCCCACCAGGGATCGTCCCAGCGCAGCACGGTGTTGTGCCAGTCGCGATGCTGGTCGCGGGTGCGATCATCAAGGATCGCCACATAGCGCAGCCAGGGGCGCGCGGCCGCCACGCCCTCGATCCGCTCCCAGCGGCCGGCGGCATAAGACATGCGCAGATTGGTATCATAGATGATCTGGAGCCGGCGCGGACTGCCGAGCTGTACCTCGCGCGCCTCGCCGGTCAGCGGGTCCGTCATCACGTCGCGGCCCCACCATCCCTTTTCCTGCAAGAGCGGCGTGAGCTGGCGCTCGAACTCGCGCAGCGTGGTGCCCTCGGCGATAGCCGCATCCATGGCGGCGCGAATGTCGGTCAGGATATCGAGGCTCGCCACCTTGGCGACGGTGAAGTCGCGCGAGTGCTCGTCACGCTCCATGTCCTGCCAAGAGAAGGTGATCGCAAAGCCCTTGCGGCGGAAGGCGTCGATCGCCTCCTGCGGCGCGAGCGGCTCAAGTTCGATTTCGTCTGCCAAGCTCAACCTCCAGCCTGCCTGCCAGCCGCGCGGGGAAGCCGGCGCGCAGCAGCGCCTCCTCAAGGGCCGAGGTGTCCATGGTGGCGATCAGCTCGGCCAGGCGATCACGCGCCTCCTCAAGCGAGCCGGCATCGGCCAGCAGCTCGCGCACCGGCGCAACGATCGGCCCGATGACTTCCTCCCACTCACCGGACACCTGATCGACAAGGCGGTCGATCTGGTCGGCGGAATGCCGGGCGACCTGGGGCGAGCGAGCGGAATGGAAAGAGGGCAGCGCCTCGGGCGCAGGCTGTCCGGGCGGCATCAGCAGATCGGCGTCAGGCTCCGGCTCGGGCAGGCCGAGCTTGTCGCGCACCACGGACTGCTCGACCTTCATGCCGCGATCGACCAGCTGGCCGACCGCTTCGGCATACTGCTTCATGTCGATGTTCGACGGCAGGCCGATGACGATGCGCGGGTAGTTTTCCTGCGGCCCACGGTTGAGGTCGATCAGCGGCCTGACCAGATCGCGGTTGATGGTGGCGGCCAGTTGGCGCGCGTCCGAGCGCATGATGTCGCGGCGCACGTCCTCATGCACCTTGGCGGCCGCCAGCGAGCCGGACGAGACCTCGGTGGTCAGCGTCTGGCCCAGCACCGCCTTCGAGACCTGGCGATCGAGCCAGTCGGCGAGCTTCTCGTAAAGGTCGGTCGCGCCGCCCTGCTTCGCCGCCTCGACAAATTCGATCAGCATGTTCTGCGGGATGATGGCGGCGGCGTCCGAGCCGATATTGGCGACGGCGCGCAGGAGCACCTCCTTGTCGGCCTCGGTTGCGGCGCTATGGTATTTGCCGACGCGCAGCGGCTGGCCATGGACCTCGATATAGGTCACCCAGTCCTTGAGGTCGTAATTCTTGAACAGGTATGCCCAGGCGGCCGCGCGCGCGATGCCGCCCCGGATCGGGATGCCCGACTTCGCCTTGCTGACGTGCTGGACATACTTGAACGGCCGGAGCGCTTCCGGGCCGGAAGCTGCGCGCAGATAGAGCGTCTCGCCGTCCTCGCGATCAAACTCGAACCATCGCTGGTCGCGCCGCTTGAGCAGCGCCGGCCACCATTGCTTTGCCGAGGTCTCCCAGATGATCTCGGTCACCGAGAAGCCTTTGCCGATGGCGTCGAGAATATCGAACAGCTCGTCTTCCAGCTCCTCGCGGCGCAGCCAGTCGCGCACGATGTCGGCGTTATCGACATCGACCTTATCGTCGGAGGCGCTCTCGACGGTGATTTCGAGCTGGGCGACTGCGCGCTTGCGGGTGCCCAGGACCGAAAGATAGTGAAGGTCCTTTTCCTCCATCTCCTCGGCCAGTTCCAGATAGGCGATCGCATCACCATGCTCGGCATCGCGCAGGAGGCCGGTGAGCCTGGCCGGCGTCAAACCCTGGGCGGGATGGCCGCCGACAACCTGGCGGACGCTGGCAAGAGACGGCGCGGCCTGCTCCTCGCGGAGCGTGTTGAGCTGGACCGGCCGGCCCCATTGATCGAGCAGCTGCGCCATTACCATGCACCCCTTCTTCCAAACCTCGGCCCGACCTGCATGGCGCGATCGTCATCCTCGTCGTAGCCGGACAGCTTTCGCGGCTTCGGCGCGGGCCGGTAGCCGTATTCGATAACGCCCTCGGACGCGCCGGCCAGCCCCATGAAGGCCGCCCAGGTCCGGTCGGCGTGGCCGGCGGCGTCACGATCGGCGACAAGGCGCGGGTGGCCGGTCGGCCCGACCGTCTTCTTGAGCTTGTGCAGGTCCGCGCGCAGCACCGGATCGCCAGCCGGGATGCGCACGCGCTTGTCCTCGAACAGCTGCTTGGCGTTGGTGGCCATATCGAGCTGGCGGACCGGTGTCATGATGACGCCCTCGACGCGCAGCTCGCCATAGCGGCGCTGCGCATCCTCGACGGGCTTCTCGCCCATGCCGGTCTGATCCATGACGAGCCGCACCGGGTTATAGCGGACCATCAGCTCATGCAGCCGATCCTCCTGCTCGGAGAAGCTGGCGTTCTTGAGCGTCACGATATCGCGCGCCCAGAAGGTGTCGCCGACCTGCTCCCAGACCCAGGCGACCCAGAGGTCATTGCGGCGGGCGATATCGTTGCCGATGAAGCACGGCCCACCCAGATAACCCTCGGGATCGCCAGCCATATCGCTCTCGACGCCGAGGATCAGATCATAGGGAAGCCAGGAGCTGGCCTCATCCAGCCATTGCAGCTCGTACTCCTGCGCCCAGGCGTCCTCGTCGGCGATACCGGCGCGCAGCTCATCTATATTGCGCGGCAGACCATCGGCCACGGCCTGATGAATATCGACAATGTGCCGCGACCACGCCTCGGCGTCGTCGGCCGTCATCAGCTCGTAGAACTTGTTGCCCTTCCCGTTCGGCGTCGAAACCACGCGGATGCGATGGCCGGCCGAAATGACAGGGAAGAGCGCCTTCCAGATCGCCCGGCTGTCATGGTGGAAGGCGAACTCATCAAGAAAGACCGATGCGGAAAAGCCGCGCGCGGTATCGGGATTGGCGGGCAGCGCCGTGATGCGCGAGCCGCCCGGCAAGGTGACCTCAAGCGCCTTGTAGCGCACGTCACCCGCGCCCTCGACCTCGTATTCATTCTCCTCAAAGGCCAGTTGATATGCCTTTGCATGGACCTTTACGCCTTCGTCCATCGCCTCTTTGGCCTGGCGCTCGCCGCGCGAAAGGATCACCCAGCGACGGCGCTGGCCCAGCGTGAACGCCTCGAAGCAATCGTCCACGATCTCAAGCGTGGTGGTGAAGGTCTTGCCGGTCTGGCGGGCGAACATGCCGATCTTGAAGCGGGACCGATCAAGGAACCACCGGCGCTGGAAGCCGTGCAGCGGGACAGCGGGGCCGCTCATGAGAAAATCCCATAAACGTCCTCGCGGATGCGGCGCAGCACCGCCTTGGGATCGGCTTCGCCCGTCCCGGCGTCGGCCAGCTCGGCCTCGGCCTCGGCGAGCTTGCGGTCGATCTTCTGTGCAAACTCCTGGCGCAGCACCGCTTCGCGGTCGATATCCTGCTTGGACGCCTGGGCGAGCTTCTGGAGCGCGGTGGCGACGAACATGGCTTCCTTGGCATCGAGCGAGACGATCTCGCCATCCTCGGAAATCATCAGCTTGTTGATGAATGCGTGCATCAGCTCGATGTTGAGCCGGGCCGTGCGGCTTTCGGGCGCTTCGCCATAGCGCCGGACAAGCGCCTCGGCGATGGTGCGGGACCGCCTGATCTCGGCCCCGATCGCGTCGAGCTGCTTGACGTGGCGGCCGAGCGCCGAGCGCGAGACCTCGACATCCAGCTCGCGCAGCTTTTCCAGCACCTCATCGATCGTGCGGCCGCGCTCGCGCAGATCGCCGATCAGCTCGCGGACCTCGGCGGGAAGGCGGCGGATGGAAGACTGGCGACCCATGCCGGTCACCGGAAGGACGTGGGGCGCTTGACGCCCTCGACCTCGACATCGCCGCTGGCGACATCAGCGCCGCGCGAGGTGAGGACCGCGACCAGGACCGTATCCTCGTACCACTCGAAGATGACCAGATGGCGGGTGCGCAGCCATTCCAGATCGGCACGCACCACGTCGCGGGTGACGCCGCGCCGGTGGCCGGCGGCACGGCATCCGTCATAGACGACGCTCTCGTTGCCGCTGCCGCCGATGTCCACGAGCAGGCGCAGAATGAAAAGCCTTCGATCCTCGGTGACGAAATCCTTGAAGCTCATTTTCCAGCCTTCAACAAATAGTCCTCGATCCGCGAGAGCGAGGTGGATACTGCGCGGAGCTGTTGCGTCTGGGCCTTGCTGTCACCGGACAGGGTGGCGATCGCCTCCTTGAGCCGGGAAAGATCGTGCTGGTCAGGCAGATGCTTGAGGTCGCGGTCAATCAGATCGGTGCGCCGCTCCAGCGCCGTGAGCCGGTTGGTGTGAACGCCCAAATCTTCCTTGGACACGAGACCTTGCTTGAAGACGCGCAGGAGCCAGCCCACCACCGGGATGATGACCACATTGAGCAAGGGCAGGTAGGGCAGAATGACATCGAACGTCATGAACCGCCCCCGATCGGTGCATGGCCGGCATCGATCGCCATGGCGGCGATCAGCACTGCAATAAAGAGCGCCGTCATGCACCACTGAAAAACAAGGAAGCGGCGGCGCTCGGCCGCCATCCGATCACGATATTTCCGCATCCCCATCATCCCTCACGACTTCCGGCTGGCGGCGCAGGCGCGCGCCTGGGCGCGCATCACCTGGTAGTCACCCAGCATCTGCTCGACCGCACTGCCATCCGGCAGGTGTTCGACCTCATCGGCGGCCCGATCGAGAAAGGTGGCGGGATAGGCCGCCACCGGAACGCACGCCACGCTAGAAGGACCCGTCGCGCATCCGGCCAACAAGATCGTCGCGATCACGAGGACGATCGGTCCCGGCCTCAAGCATCCTGTCATTGACTTCCCCCTGCCATTTGGCGTCGAGCTGGCGGCGATAATCGGTGATGAAATCCTGCGCGATCCGGGCCAGCAGGCCGATCAGGAAAGCGGCGATCCCCTCGATCATCGCAGAACCTGGTTGAGCTTGGCCGTGACGATCGCCTCGACATCGGCCGGTGTGAGATTGAAGCGCTGGACCGCGCCCGGCGCGCCCTTGGTCAGCACCCAATCGACGGCCTCGGCGACAACGGGCGCACGGACATCGAACTTCACCTCCTCGCCGCGCGACCGCAGGAGGGCGATCGCATGATCGAGGCCGGTGACGGCGGCGCTATGAAGCGCCTCGCGACTTCGCCCGTCGATCTCAAAGCCCAGCCAGTCATTGAGCCGCTTGGACAGCCAGCCGAGCAGCGCGGCGAACAGCGCCGCCAGGATCGAGACGATATAAGGCCCGACCAGATCGACGGCCGGGGCGAGCGAGACGGTGCTGTCGGCCGCCATCGCCATGGCTGGCGGAAAGGCCATGAAGGCGATGATCGCCAGGGCGAGGATCAGAAGAGCGAAAGGGAGCTTGAGAGGCATCGGTTGTTTCTCCGGTTCAAAGGCGGGCGGCGACCTCCCGGCGCAGGCGGTCGCCCACCTTGCGCGCGGTGTCGAAAGAGCGATCAAAGGACAGGGTGGCGATGTCCCATTTGCCGTTCTGGCGAATGCCGAGGTTCGGCTGCACTTCGGCGTGGGTCAGCACCGTCTTGTCGGTGACGGGAATGGAGTAGAAGCGGCAAAGCTCGGCGACGGCCTGCACGGCCATTTCCCACTGCTCGCGCTTCATGGGATATTTGCCGTGGTTCGCCATCGTCACGCCCGGCCCGCCCATGCAGCAGATCGAGACGCCGATCGCGCCGGTGTTGGCGTTGAGCGTATGGGCGGCATAGGCCCCGCGCGGGCAGGTGACGTTTGCGCTGATCGGCCACTTGCCGCGCACCAGTTTCGGCGTCCCGTCGATCAGAAGGTGATAGGCGTTCTGGTCGAGGCCGTTGGCGGTATATGCGCCAGCCGTCCAGTGCAGATGGACCCGGCGCATGGCGGCGCGTGGCATCCAGGCCGCCGGCACGATCGAGGCGGCCGGAGGCGAGGATGGCGCAACCGGCGAGGAAGCGGGTGACGTCGGCGACGGGCGGGTGGCGGCGAAGGCGGCCCGCGTCTGCGGCCCGACGATCCCGTCCACCAGAAGCCCGCGAGAGGTCTGGAACGCCCGGATCGCCGCGCGGGTGCGCGGACCGATGATCCCGTCGATCGGCCCCGGATCAAAGCCGAGGGCAGCAAGCTGTCTCTGGATTTCTAAGGTGGTCATTGGTCCGGCTTGATTTGCGTTTCAGTTGCAAACCAGCGTGGCCAATGCGGTGCCAAACAACGACCCGGACAGATGTCCGGGGTTCCGGCATTCCTCGCTTACGATGTACGGAAAAGCGCCGTTGCGCAAGATCACCCGAACAGGTCGAGCTGCGATGTCGTCAGATTGGCGCGATGGCGGCGCACGGTGCGGATATGGCAACCGAGGGCGCGGGCGATCTGGCTTTCGGAATGACCGGCCGCAAGGCGGGCGGCGATGGCCCTGGTGAGCTGGCGGCCGTAGCAGCTTGGCCCGAGCGGAACCTCAAGTGCCCCGGCACCGAGGGCGTCGAGGATCAGGGCGGCAGCACGCATCCCGACCGAGCGCACAAGGATATGATCGCCGTCCAGTTTCTTGCGGATATAGATTTCGGTGCCGCCATGGTCATGGGCAAGCTGGACGGCCGCCGTCATCCCGGCCACCTCGGCGATGCGCCGAAGGGTCGGAGGCAGATCGTCCAGCTCGTCCAGGACCGGATCGTCAGACATCGCCGACCCCCAGCTGGATGCCGCGAATGGTGTGCACGATGCTCACGGTGCGATCGGCGCAGCGATAGGCGAGCCGGGCCGTGAAAGTGCCTCGACGGGTCCGCCAGAGACCGGACGAGCCGCAGATGACATATCCGCGCGCCATCATGTCGTCATGATCGGACACGAGCGCGCTGCCGAGGCGGGCAAGGCCGGCCTTGTCGATCTTGACGCGCCAGGACCTGTTTTTGCGCCGCGCCATCAGGTCAGCCCCCGATCCACGGCCAGCCATTCCGGCACCGTCACGACATGGTGCCGACCCTTGGCCGCCACCTCGACATGAGCAAGTGGAAGCCAGACGGCACCCTCCCGCTCGCCATCGTCCGAAACGAGGATCGCCCGCTCGGTGCGCGCATGGATTTGAACCTCGATATCAACAAGATCACTCTCCATCGCCCACCTCCTGCCCGGCGGCGGCGCGGGCAAGAACCTCGGCCAGCGCCTCGGCCGTCTCGCGGGTCAGCACCACCTGGACGGCAACGCCGCCCGAGCGGACATTCATGGCGACGTGATCGGCACCGGATGAAACCTCGATATTGAGTTCGGAGACTTCGCTCATCATCCTGCCTTTCTCTTTGCCAGCTCGCGGCCGCGCCACGATTTGAGCGCCTCGGTAACCATCCGGGCGTCGGCCGGGTCGAGCCATTCAGGATCGCCCACACCGTCCGGCCGATCGTCGCGCCGGGTGACCCGAGCAACGAAGGCCCGCAGGCCGTCGCGGTTGGCCTTGTCGGGGATGCCCTCGCGACACATATCGCCCCAGATCGCAAAGACCTTGCGGACATGCGGCTTGTCGGACTTGCGGAACGGCCGCGCCGCCTTTGCGCCGCGACGGCGCAGCTCGGCGACCACCTCCTTGCGCTGGCGCTCACTCATCTCCCTGACCGAGCGAGAGCCGGAGACATGTTCAAGGAAGTCGCGCCAGTCGGCGTCATCCTCAAGCCCCGCCACCTGGCGGCGGCACACATGGATTGCCTTGATGGACTGGCTCATGCCCGCGCCCTCCAGACGATGGCGCGGCGGCCCGACTGGTTGGGGCGGCGAACACCGGCATCCACGATCGCCCCGGACTTGCCCAGCTCGGATACCCGAGGCCGGACGGTCAGGACGGACATGCCGAGGTGGCCGGCCGCCTCGTCGGCGGTGAGGCCGTCCTGGGCCGAGGCTCGAATGGCACTCATCACCATGGAGCGCACGCGGGCCGCGCTGGGCGCGACGGACGCGGCGGCCGCGCGGCTGGTATCGGTGTCGCGCGCAGCGGGATACGCATCAGAGAACTGCATCTGCCGTTGCATGGCAAAGTCTCCTCTCGTTGGGCTGGCTCATCAGTGCGGGATGCCCAATCTCCGCAGACCGCTGCGCGGTTTCGCCGGGGTGACAGCCCGCCTTCCGGCGGGCCGCCCGATTGCAGGAGCGCAGATTTCAGATGACGAAAGCGGGCCGGAAGCCGACGGACGTGCTCGCGACCGAACGCGAGCTGCCCAGGCTGAGGGCGAACACGCCGGCATCGACGCCGCTGCGCCAGCTGCCCCCACAATAAGGGACGGTTTCGCCATCACCCCAATGACCCCAAACCCAATCGGGGATCACCGCGTCGTCGCTCTCGTCGGCCACCTCGCTGGGCAGGAACAGCAGCGAAAGGTCAAAGCCGTCGCCCGCCTCGGCGTGGAAGCTCGTCGGGAAACCATCATCGCTGCCGGGGCCATACTTGACGGCCGTCGAGACCCACTCGCCGCTGCCGGGGCGATCCGCGCTCCAGACGTTGATCGTCTTGTCGCCCGCAATGAACAGGCCATCGACCATCTGCCAGACATTGCCCCAAAGCTCGTGCAGGCCGCGCCATGTGGCGCTCGTCTCTCCCCCGCCAAGCGCGCCGCCGCCATCGACATTGCCGCGCGCGATCAGGGTCTGCATGTCCGCGCCGCCCTTCTCGATCATCATCAATATCTGGATGGCCGAGAGGTCATAGATCGACCACATGCGCCAGCCCGGCCCGAGCGCCAGGCACTGCTCCTGGGCGGCCGTGAAGTTGATCGAGGTCCATGGCTTGAGGCCAGCGGCCACTGCCACGTTCCCGTCGCGGCGCGCGGCGGCATAGGCCCCGACGCGAATGGCGCTGGCCTCGGTGCCGTCCGGGCGACGGAAGGCGGGATGCAGCTTGAAGCCGTTCACCGGCCGATCGGAGACGGCCCAGGTGAGCAGGCCGCCATCATGGTCGATGCGGACATAGAAGGCCGGGATTTCCACCATGGCCTGGCCGTCCTGCTGGACAGGACGGATGCGCGAATAGATCGGATGGCGATCGAAGTCGAGCCAATCCAGCTCGCGGCCGCTGCCGTCGAAGCGCTGCCAGCTGCCATCGCGATCGAGCATCACGCCGATGACATCATCCGCCAGCTCGACGCCGCACTCCTCAATCACGTTGTTGCCGTAGTCGATGAAATCCCAGAGCTGGCGCGCATGGTCGAGCGCCTGCATCGGCGGGACGCCGGTTTCGAGAACCTTGCCGAGCAGCTCGGCGCGCATCTGCATTTCACTGGTAAGCATGTTCGGTCTCCTGTTCAGTTGGGCTTGTCGGAATTGGCGGCGGTAGTGACCGCCGCGACCTGGGCGTCAATGGCCGGCTTCAGCGCCCAATTGCTCGCCGTGATGGCGGCAGCATCGCTCGCCACCCGGCGCAGGAAGGCTTCGGCCTGCTCGGGCGTATCGGCCGCGACGATGGCCATGCCGGCCAGCGTCAGGGTGACCGCATGAACGCTGTCGCCCAACCTCTCGCCGGAAAGCAGGAGGCCGAGCTGGGCGTGCAGTTCATAGGCGCGCTGCGAAACCATCACGCTGCCGCCAGATCGATCGTGATCGGCTCCCACCGGGCGCGGGCATCCGGGCGGCGATAGAAGCGCACATATTCCTTGGAGCCGATGACGCGGATGGCATCGCCCAGCGCCTCCATGGCCGCCTTCCAGTCGGCGTCATCAATGTTGAGGCGGCGCAGCTGGAAGAGCGCGGCGCGGTTGATCCGCCCCTCCTTGTCAACCTGGAAGGCGTGCTCGACCAGCGCCCGGATTTTATCGTTCGCGCCCTCGGCCCACGAGCCGATGCACTGATCGACCAGGTTCTTGGCGATCTGCAATTCCGGCCCGAAGGTCAGCTGCTCCTGCACCTGGACGGTGACCTTGAGCAGACCGTCATAGCTGGTGAGCGTGACATTGCCCTTGGTGCCGCCCTTCCGGGTGCCGTACTTCTCGGCCATGAGGTCGAGGGTGCTGGCGATGTCATCGAACGTATGACCGCGAAACCGGGCGATGCGCGCGGACAGCTCCTCGGCATAACCGATCATCTTGCGCACCGTCTGGTCTTCGAGACGATGCTCGGGCTTGACCACCTCGACGGGCACGAGGCGGCCGCCCGCATCCTTCATGTACTGGTCGCCCATCAGCTCGATCTGGCCGGTCTGGACGTAGTTATCCGCCTCCATGGCGGCGATCGTTTCAGTGCCTGACATGATTGCTCTCCGTGTTCAGGTGGTTTGAAAGGGTGTTTAAGGCGCGCTCAAACGCCTCTCGCTCGCCGCGCTCGCGGGGCGAGTAGCGGGCGTTCTCGAAAGAGCGATAAGCCTTGAGCACCTGCTGGATCGACACCGGGATCGGTGCGCGCGGCATTGGCGCGGCCGGAACAGGCGGCGCGGTACGCTGCGCCACACTCTCGGCCTTGGCGGGGATGGCCGTGACAGGTCTGATCTCGACGGGATCGGGATCATCTTCCTCGATCGGTCGGCGCATGATGACCGCCTCGGCGAGCGCCGTGATCTCGGAGGCGGTCAACCTCCATTCGCCCGAAGGCACCTCCATGATCCGGTCGGCGATTTCAAACGGATCGGTGTCAGGCTCCGGGGCGAGCTGGTAATGCGCGCTCGTCGCCTCCTGCTCGTAGACCGCCTCCTCGATCTCGCGCAGCTCCTGGCGCATTTCGGGGTCGGTATCGCGCAGGTGCGCGATCTTGCGGCACGAGTGCAGCACCGTGGTGTGATCCCGGCCGCCGACGCGGCGACCGATCTGCGGGAGCGAAAGCGTGGTGTGCTCGCGGGCAAGAAAGATCAGGACCTGGCGCGCCCGGACAATGCTTGATGTCCGGCGCGGCGAAGCCAGTTCATTCCAGCTCACGTGGTAATAGGCGCTCACCACCTTGGCGATCGAGCGCACGGTCAGGTTCGAGCGTCTCATGCCGGCGCTCCGGTCTCGACTGCCACCGGCCGGGTGCGGCGGCGCTCATCGAGCCGCACCACCTTGTCGCCCTGGATCGAGCTTTCGGGGATGCGGTGCGTGGCCGGGACGATGGCGCGCTCCAGGCACTCGACGCGATCAGCGATGTCGAGCAGGGACGCGCCGGCCAGGCGCAGATTGGTGTTGTTGAGGCTGCGCGTCAGCATCAGCCCGTTGACCTGCGAAATGAGGGTGCGGATTTCGTTGGCAAGCATGGCGTTCACTCCTGTGCGCCGAGGTTTGACCAGGCATGGCGAAGGGCCGAGACCGTGATCTCTGCCTCCCCGCCGCTCATTGCGGCATAGGCAAGCACCTTGCTGACCCCGCGCAGCGCGCCGGGCTTGCTGGCGATCTGCTGGAGCAGGTCCAGCTCGGCCTTGCCTTTAACGTTCCATGCGGCCGCCAGCGCCCGCACGTCACCGATCGTCGGGCGCGAGATGAACAGGCGCGATCCGATACGGGAGAAGAGCTGGGCGAAGTGGCTGGCGCGGGTGCCGCCGGTGAGGCGCGCATAGACCGCCTCGTTACCGACAAGGGCGAGGCCGATACCGGTGGCGTCGTGGATCGAGCGCATCTGCTCAAGGGCGGCGACCGAAAGGTGCTGCGCCTCATCAATGATGAGCAGGCCGCGCGTACCTTCCACCCGGCGACGGATGGCGCGGGCGATCTTGCGCGCGCCGCCCGATGCGTCCTTGATACCGACCGCCTCGGCGACCTCCTCAAGGGCGGGCACCACCGGGGCGCTATCGGGAGCCATCGTGGCGATCCAGACGGAAGGGTTGGTGTCGCGGTGCTGGCGCAGCGAGACCGTCTTGCCGACGCCAGGGCCGCCATAGATGCAGACGATATCGCCGGCCATCTGGCCATAGGCGAGCGTATCGAGGATTTTCTGGCTGGATGGCGAGCGGAAGAATGCCGGGATCGCGGGCAGTCCGCCCGCTGCGGCATCCTCGCGGCCGCGCGCCGAGAGCCAGTTTTCAACCTTGGCCTCGATCTCCTCGTTCGAGCCTGCATATTTGCCCTGGAGCCACTGGTTGAGAGCCGATGGCGATATGCTGATCTCGCGGGCGGCGGCGGCCTGGGAGAGGCCGGCCTGACGCATCGCCTCACGCATACGATCGCGGGCACTTGTCGGGATGCTGACCAGCGTATCCACGTCAGTTTCGACCGCTTCCGGCCGCTCGATATGGACAATGTTGGTTTCTTCGGTCATTTATTGGGTCTCCTTTCGTTCAGGGGATGGCCGGTTGGCGGTGCTATCGCCGCCGGCCGCTTTTCCAAGGGGCGGCCTAAAGCTGCTCCTTGAGAAACTTCTGATGCAGCGCGCGGACGTTGCGGCTGAAACCTTCGGCAAACTCATCTTCATCATCGTCCGGCAGGTATGACGCGGCCGGCGCAGGCTTCATGGCGAGGTTGCCGAACACCGGGCGCACCACCTTGGTCTCGGGCGCAGGTTCGGGCGCGTCGGGCGCGGGAAGGCGCGCCGCCACCTCGGCGGCCGTCATGCGCTTCTCGGCCTCGGCGATGCCCTTCCAGTGCTTGGTCCAGCTCTTGCGGGCATGAGCATGGGCGCGGGCGGCCTCGGTATCGGCAAAGCCCGCCGCCATGACGCACTCGACAAAGCCGACATAGCGACCGTCGCGCTGGTAGACATGGATGCCGGCATGAAGCTGATCGGGATCGAAGCGGATGGTCAGGCGCTTGCCCATGAGCACCGACATGCGATCCGACCAGTAGCGGTTGCCCATGAAGTTGATCGCGCCATCGACGCGGCTGGCGCTGACATTCTCGGCGGCGAGCAGCCAGAGCCGGCGCTGGGCTTCCGTGATCTGGCGGATCGGAGCCTGGCGATAGCTCTCCTCGAAAGCCTGATCGAAAGACAGGACGCCATTGCAAACAGGCGTGCGGCGGCCAGGCTTGGCGTTGTGGTAGACGATCTCCTGATCGAGGATGCGCAGGAACTCCTCGATCGGCACGGCCCGGCTTCCGTAATTCTCCGGCTTGGCCGTGGGATTGTTGCCGGTGTATGCGCCCTCGAATGCCGGATGCTTGGATACCCGGTCGCAGAAGTCGCGGAACATGCGCTCGATCGGCTTGGCCTGGCCGTGATAAGGCGTGGCCCAGGTCACCTCGATCCCGAGCTGGGTGAGAATGCCCAACGGCTCCTCCTTGGTCCGCTTGAAGCGGTGTCGGAACTCCATCTGGCCGGTGATCCATTTCGAGGAGAAGGCGCGGCCGTTGTCGAGGAACACCCGGTCGGGCACGCCGTACTCATCAACCAGATCGCCAAACGAGAGGCGCACCGCGTCGGCCGTCTCGGTGCGGTCGATGCGATAGGCGAGGCACTTGGCCGAGCGGATATCCTGCCAGAACAGGCCGATCGGGCGGCCGATGGTGCCGTCCGGCCATTTACAGAACACGTCGAACTTGTGACCGTCCGCGTTGACCGCCTCCAGGGCGTGGAAAGTCGAGTGATCGCGCTGCTGGGCGGGATAGGCGCGGGCCAGCGCCTCGCGGCCCTCGCGCTCGAACAGCATGACGGGCGTCGGGATTTCCCGCTCGATGCGGCGCAGCATCGTGCGCTCGGACGGCAGGGTCCATCCGCGCTCGGCCGCCACGCGGCAAAGGCGCTCATAGCAGCCCGAGAAGGATGGTTTCGACTTGCGCAGATAGTCGGCCTTGATGAGGTCCCATGCCTCCTCGGGGCACTCGGCCGCTTTGCCGCCGCCGGTCCACTTCGGGGCAAGGATCGGCAGGCGATCGGAACGATGAGCGCCCTTGATTGCGGAGAGCCAGCGCCGGATCGTCGCCTCGTTCGCGCCGATCTCGGCCGCGACATGGGCGACCGCCTTGACGCGCCCGATGCCGCGATCTGTCAGGGCCTCGACCGCCTGAATGGCGGCGAGACGCCTTTCCGCTTCATCCTTGTGCGTGCTGGGCAGGTCATCATAGCGCTGCCAGAGCAGCTCGCTGTCATCGGCCGGGCTGGCGACCTCGACCTTGGCCGGACGGTTGCCGACCAGATAGGCCGTCAACGCGACCTCGGGCAGGCTCGTATAGTGATACTCGAAACCGCCGCCCCGGCCGGCGCGCTCGCGGCGCTGCCAGTTTTCGCGAGTGGCGCGCCGGATCAGCGCGCTCGGCGTGGATGGAAGGCCGGGCAAGCCCAGCTCGGCCCACTCGGCTGCGGTGCGCCAGGCGATCATGCGCGCCCCCGGCGGATCGAGACTGGCGACATGCGCTTGAGCTGGTTGCGCCGATTGCGCAGCTCCTCGATCTCCTGATCGATGAAGCCGATCTCGGCACCGATCGCCTCCTCGCCAACCAGCAGCCGGCACCCGACCTTTTCGGCGATCATGGCGAGCAGATCGTAGTCCTTGGTCGCAAGGATCATGGCGACCAGGCGGACAACGGAAATCTGATGTGTCTCGCGGCTCTCGGCCGTATAGGCGTCGAGCATGTTCTTGGAGATGTCGTCGCCGAGCATCTCGCTCATCTTGGCGGCAACCTCGTACCGTGAAAGCGACTGCGCCTTGAGGCTACGGCTCAATGCCTGGCGCAGCTCCTGGTCGAGGCCAGCGATCGAGCCGGGACGAACCTCGGCCGGCGTCGGCACCACGAAATAATCATCGAACGACATCTGCCGTTCATCGCGGCTGCGGTAGTTCTTGCGGCCACTCATGCCTTACCACCATCGGTTGCATCGGCACTGGCTGGCCGCTCGCATCCGGGGATGACGAACTGCGGCCCGACCTCGGTCATCTCGATCGGAAACTCGAAACCGCCGATAGGCTCGGCGCGATCCTCGATACGATCGGCGGTTTTGCCGATTTTTTTCATGGAACGATCAGTCATGCCCCCCCCCCCCCGAAAAAGAGCGGCCGGACGCGCCACGCGGAGCGCGGTTTGTCCGGCCAGTTGGGGAGGAGGCGGGTTGAGGTTGAATGGCGCACGCAAACGCCACCACCATCATTGCGTGGCGCAGGTCATCGACCTGGGCCTGAATATCGGCGGGGAGCGAGCCGTCCAGCCGGCGCACTGCGCTGAATGATGCCGCGCGCACCGTGAGATAGGCCGAGCCGAGCGTGAAGCCGGCCTCGACGCTCGCCTCGCAAAGCTCGCCGAGTTTGCCATGGATGATCGCATCCGGCAGGCGCAGGATCAGCGCAGCGCGCTCGGCATCGTCTTTCATGCCGATGATCTGCTCAGCGGGTGGGAAAAGGGTACTGTCAGCCGAGCGCGTCATGCCGCCATCTCCATGGTGAGAGGTCCCCACTGGCGAGCTACTGCATCGGCGATGCCGGGATAGGTCCGGCTCCGGTCGGTTGCCCGGTTTGCGGATGGCGGGATGCGGTTCTGGCCGCTGTCCGTCTGGTTGGCCCAGCGCTCGACCATCCGGCCCGAGCCGCGCGGCCATTCCACCATGCGCCCGGCAAGCCGTTGCGCGGGGTCGATGGCGAGCGGCGGCAGGCCCTTGAGCCACAGGCAGGTCTTTTTGCTGGCGTCATCGCCAAACTCATATGGCTGGACGATCTGATCCGGCTTGCGGATGCGGGTCGAGATGCACGAGACCGGATTTTCGATGGCGATGAGCGGGACAGGTGCCGCCATCAGCTCGCGGACGAAATCGAGTGCCTCCTCGGTCAGCTCGGCCCGAGGCCGGCCATCCACCATCGCGCCGCGCTTGTTCCAGTGCAGCCCCGAGACCGACATGAACTTGCATTCAGGATGCGCCACGACCCCCCCCCATCCGTGGTGAAGGTGATGTCGGACGTCATCCTGAATGTGATATTCACTGCCGTCCTCGGCTGGCTTGAGGTCGCAGGACCAAGCCTCGATCCCCATCGCGCGCATACGGCTGCGGATGGCACCGGAACACTCACATGCGATTAGCCAGGCCCGAGCGCGCATGTTTATGCCGCCCGTGAATTTTTACGCTGACGAACGTGCTCATTCGGGATAAACTTCACACGTCCGAATAAGGGGCGGTTTGGCATCCCGTCCGGCCCGTATCGGTCGGGCCAGATTTCCTGCGGGTCCACACCCAGGAAGTCGGCGACAAGGCGTTCGATTGCAGGCCACGGCTTGCGCAGGACCTGGCGCACAGTGCTTTCGTGATACCCATTCGCGATAGACAGTTCGCTCATGGTCTTGCCGCGCATACGGATCGCGGCCTTGATCTCTTCGGGGTGCCAACCTTTGCCTTTTCGGGCAATGCGCGCGGGTCTCGCCATCGGGGCCTTCGCTTTCATTTCAATCGCCTCAAGGAGTGCAGCCCGAAGGGCGAAGCAGTGCGGTGTAAAATGGTCACGTTAGGGATATACATTCACACGAACGTACGCGATTTGCAACTACGTTTGTACGCGTCAGAGTTTGAAAGGCGCAAAAATGACGATGAAAATCGATTAAACTATTGTACGGGCAGGGGTTTTCGGAACTGTGACGCTCGCAGACGTTTGTGTGTCGAGATGTCAGAGTTATGAACGAAAACTCTGACGCAGATCACACGTTTGTACGCAGGATGGAGCAGCTCGTTGAAATGGTCGGCGGGCGGGCGCAGCTGGCCGCCAAGTCCGGCCTCTCCCGGAGTGTTATCGATAAATATCTTCAGGGCGCGTCAGAGCCGTCTAGGCCGCGCCTGGTTGCCCTAGCTAATGCCGGGCCAGTGTCGGTTGCCTGGCTTGCAACTGGCGAGGGGTCTGCAACTAAGGTTGTGGGTGAGGAGGGACGCCGTCCATCTGGAGGGCTGGATAAGTGGTTGTTTTCGCGGGTACTTGCGGGCCTTCGACGCACTTACAAAAGTGCTGGCGCACGACTTCCGCCTGAAAACGAGGTCGAGCTAGGCTTGGAGATATATTACCGAATTATAGCCTTCGCTAAATCGCAAGACGAGAAGCGCGGAGCCTTACTGATGGCGCTCGATCAGTTGGAGCGGGACCTGCGAGAAAAATCTGCCCAGCCGGCATCCGGTAAACAGTCGGCCTGATCCTAGTGAGGCGCGACGAGCCGATTTGAACGGGTTTTAAATGCCGTTGAAAGGTGGGTTTCAATGTATTTGAATTTACAGGCGGTTGCGCAAACCTCGTGTCGCAAACCGCCCGCTACTCCCGATGTGCGCAAACCACTCCCCCTGTTCGCGTCGTCACCTGGTCGGCCCGTAAGGCCATGATTTCCCGGCGTTTATGCCGATATGTCCCGTACCATCCCGCAATATCCCGGATTGTGCAAACCTCTTGTCCCCCTTCACGGACAGCGGCCATATCGTCTGAAACAGGTACGGGGCAGTTAT